CGACGGCACTGATTGGGGCGACAACAACCAAATCCCAATCGTGAACAAAGAGGGTACGATGACTGACGACAACGGACAGACTGTCAAAACATTCTGTCACCATTCGCAACTACCTATAGGCATTGCGTCTTACACTGACTCAGCTATGGCTACGGAGTAACTATCATGTATCTGTCAATTAATGATGTACCGGAGAAAATCCGGCCTTTCTACACCACCAAAGATGACGGAATCGTTGTTGAATTGCCTCGTGGTGAAACTAAGACATGGAGCGACGTCAAGAGGGTGATAGTCAAACACCGAGGTCAACGAGATGACTTGGTTGAGTCGTTCGTCAGCATGGTGAACGAGGGTGAGCGATGGGCATATCATGACAACTATCTGTCGTGGCTATCGTCTGAGCCATCCCCGCTTGAGTTGCCATCTGACATCGATTCTGATGAGGCGGCCATTCTCACTGAGAGTTATGACATGATGGCGCATCAATGGGAGCAGAGTGAACCCACCTATCCGACACTTGTCACTTGGGGGCAGTATAAGAAACTGAACTGCAACGAGCTGAGGCAAGCCGCATACGCGCCAGATGACAAGCAACTCGAAATGATGAACGACGATCACCGCAACGGTACGAGAAATTGGATTGGCCATCAAGACGCTGTAAAAGCGCAATACCCTAAGCCCTGACATGAATGTTATAATTAACAAAACACGAGAGGACTATCTATGTATCCTGTAAGTAAAATCATCAAGGTTAATGAGTTCTTTGTCCCGGGCGGCATGGGGTTTGTTAACTTTGGCATTGCTATGGAATTTGGCCTTAGTGCTGAATTGACTGGCGGAACTCAATGGACTTTGAATACGTACAAAGCGTTCAATGCCTTGACTGATGTTCAGGCTTATTTTGCCGAAACCACGGAAACATACAAACTGGCTTCTCGCTGGTTTGCCAATAAAGGTCAGCAGTTGCTCATCTTCTTGCGAGATGAGTCAAACGATAGCGCTGCAACTTCTGCTGGAAAAGCGCGTGGTCTGACCTGGTTCTACCATCAGTTGTGGACAAAGGACGTCACAAGCGTTGAGTCTGACGTTATCGCACTTGCTGACTGGGGTGATGCTAATGGATCATTCTTCTGGATGGCTACCGATAACCCTGACGCCGGCGATCCTAACAAAGACACCGACATCATCTCCAAGATGCTGAATAAGGGCAATCGCCATATTGCGATCGGATATCGTCAAGCTGAAACCATCGCTACCGATGACAGTCAGATTTACTTTATGGCCGCACTTGCTGCTGAGATGTCTAAAGTGAATTACTCGGGAATTCAGACTGCCATTGATACAGACTTTAAGTCGCTTCTTGGTGTTATCGCTGAAGACCTGACGCCGACAGAAATCACAGCACTGGAAAACAAAAAAGGCACGATGTACACCATCACCGAGGAGGGCAACCAGAAAGACCGTGGTGTTGTTCTTGGTTCATGGTCCATGTCTCCATACGGAGAAACTCCGGCTGACGTTGTTGACGCTGACGCACTTTCTTCCGGTCTTCGCGTTGTGTCTTACAACGTATTCCGCAAGGCTAAAAAGGTCGGAATGACGCCTCGCGGTCAGGCCTCGTGTATCGGTGCTGCTGATGCGTTCCTGAAATCGTTCTACGATAACGGCGTTTTGGGTGCTGGCATGATCGAAAACCCACTGACAGGCGAGGACGAATACTGCGAGTTTGGTTACAAGATTTACACCAAGCCAGAAGACATCCTCAAGCTTAACGACGCTGACCGGAAAGATCGAAAGATGTACCCGTTAAGCATTCGCGTCAATCGCTCACTGTCTGGCCGAAGCCTGACAATAGACCTAACAATCCAATAAGGGGCAAAAAATGGCCGGTGAATTTCAATCATTTAACGCTAACGACGCAACCCTTGTTGTTTGCGGCATCCCAATGGAAAACCTATCTGAGGCAGGTTACTCGATTGAGTACGTGAATCAGTTTGAGACAGGCCGAGTTGGAATCAACAAGGGCGGCATTAAGACGAAGAGCACAACGCGCCCAATTCGTCTGACTGTGAATCTAATGCCGGGCAGCCCAGAGAAGTCCTCTGTGATGGCACTGGTAAACTCGGATGCATTCTTTGGCGAGTCATTCCACCAGCAAATTGGTTCAGCGGAAGCCGTCTACATGTACATGCCGGTGTTCGAGAATATCGGTTCTCGTACACGCGCAGTGCCAAACGCTGACAACGTAACGGACGATGTTCTCACCGTCATGTTCCTTGATAGTGGCGAGGCTTAATCATGTTTGGGCCCACTGGACAGGCTGAAATTGAAGTATCTGGTAAGACGTATTTTGTGGGGAGAATGGATGCAGTGTCATACATTGCGGTTTCAAAAATACTCATTTCTGGGAAGGTGATGCCATTCCTTCAGATCCCAGACATGACGGGCGCGGCAATCATGGCGCTAATGGATTTGTCAGACGACAATCTAAAAGTGGTCATGGATGCGGCGCTGAAGAAATCCAAGGGTCCTGACAATTCTGAGATCACTCAGTTGTCATTCTCTGGACACATGGAAGACTACTGGAAGCTGATCGCCAAGGTTCTGCATGCAAATTTTACGGAGCTTGCGAAGTATCTGGAAGAGGAGAAAAGCAAGCTCAAGGACTACGCCATGAAGGCGGCGAAAGCCCGGAAGGTTCAGCGGGTGTAGATTGGTTTTTGTGGTGGCCCTGCATTGGGCTGCCAAAATACAACTTCCCCCCTCTTTGTTCGTGGAATGACATAAAGTCTGGGAAGTACGACATAGAGGACCTAAAGCAAATGCATCGTGTAATGGCTGAATATGTGGAGATGATAAATGGCAAAGGTAATTGATGAGCTGTTGATTGGCATCTCCATTGATGAGGATGAGCGATCATTTAGAGAGGCGCAAGGCGGTTTTGATCAAATAAAGTCTTCCGCATTGGCGCTTGGTGCCGTCATCGCTGGTGGGCTTTCCCTTGATTCACTAATAGGGAAAACAACAGAGCTATCTGAAGAGTGGGACGGACTAGCAAAGGAGACGATGGCATTAGAGCTGGACCCCATGCTAGTTCAGAATCTACAGCACATTTCAGAATCCCTGGGTGGGGCAAAAGAGGATGCTGTAGGGCTTCTTCTAAACCTTCGATCTGTTCAGCAGGGCCTTAAAATTGGCGATCTTGGTTATCTTGAAGAGCTAACAAAGATCACTGGCGCTGATGTTATTTCATTGTTTCAGATGGGCGACGAGGAGGATGTTTTAAAGTCCCTTATTGACCTGCTTGGCGACATGGACAGCAAGACAAGACAAGCAGCATTTGACGTCATGGGGCTGACAACGGGCACCAGAAACCTAATGCAAGGAACTGTTGACGGATACGAAGACCTGATTGCGCGATCTGAGCATCTTGGCAACATCACCAAAGAAAACACCACCAAAGCAGAAAGACTTCAGCAGGCTTTCACTGATGCAGCAAAAGCCTCAGATGCTGCGTGGCAAGACTTCTATGGAAACCTGATGGATGGCGCCTCATCGTCACTTGAGTACATCACTGAGCTAATGGTTGATGTTAGAAAGGGCATGGAAGGAAGCGATAACGCTAGCGCAACAAGGGAGTTTCAGGAGATAGGTGGTAGCACATTGCAATCCATCACATCCGATGCTTTCGGGTATGTAATGGACAGAATGGGATTTGAAGACTGGAGAGATAATCCATTATTCAGCAAGGATGCCCTGGAGGAATCAACAAGGGGAGGTCCCATATACTCCCCGCAATCCACAACATCAACCAGCTCGTCAACATCAACAAGATCCGTAGTAAACAACAACACAATAAACATCAACGGCGGAAACACTGCCGAGGTTCGCAGAGTTGTAGAGCAGGTGATTAGCGGTAACGCGGTTCAGACAGAGCAAGATTTGCAGGTGAATAGCCAATGACGATAACAACGATTTACGGACGTTCAGATCCGTCCATTGGTGGCTTGACGTTTGACTGTGTGTTTTCCGAGTCTGCCGAGTCGGCGTATGAGTCGACAGATTACTCAACTGAAGACGGCGCGATCTATCAGGACCATATCAGGAAGCTACCGAAAATCATCATGATGCGAGTTGGCGTTACTGATACACCATTCAAGGACTTGCTAGGGCGCGTTGTTTCTACTGGACTTGGTTCGGTTTCTGGCGCACTACCTCCGATTGTTAATCAGGCGATTAGTGCTGGAACTCAGTTGTACAACGCATCAAATGGAGCGGCATCTCAGGACACGCGAAGCGCAAAGGCGTGGCAGGAGGTGGTAAAGGCCGCCGACTCTCGCGCCACTTTCGATGTTGTTACTACTAAGGGGATGTATAAAAACTTTCACATTCGCCGACTGTCATACGAGACCAACCCAGACAACCAGAATAGTATTGAGATCATCATTGAGATGAAGGAGATTCGACAGTTTAAATCTGGCCTAAGCAGTGGGCAACCATCCAGTTCACAGCTAAGGCCTGGAACTAGCGAATCAGTGCAGGCTGCACCGCCTGCAAATCTCGGAGGGCTAGCGCTTGAGTCAGTTTAAAATACCTTTACCAGCGGGTCAGTCTTACTTGAGCTTCACTGTTACGCTCGGAGGAAACGAGTACACGATAAAGCTGGACTGGTCATATAACGGCGAATACTACCGAGTAGCCATGCTTTACGAAAACAAGCCTTTGCCGATATCAGGGAAGGGGTTACACACTGGTGTTGATATTCTTGAAACTTCAAGGCTTGGTATCGGAAAGCTGTATATTCGAGGGTCTGAGCCAACAATAGAGAATCTTGGCCTTGATAACGAGCTGATCTATGAGCCAGTTTAACCGACAATACAAAATACTTTCTGGCGGGTTGGTGCTTGTTGATGGCACCAAAGAGGACGCGCCACAAATAACATTCACTGTTGAGAATGTTTTTGGTGGTGGTGTTTCCTATGCCGAGATTGTCATCTACGGATTAAACCAAAGCAGCAGAGACACGCTAACCGATCGCGAAACCCGAGAAAAGTCAGGTCTCAAAGACATCGAATTGATGGCTGGATATGAGGGTAATGTATCAACGATATTTAAGGGTGTGATTCGAAATGCATTCAAAAACAGTCCCGACGGAATAAACCAGACGGTTACCATGTATTGCAGATCTTCAGCTTATGAATTCGAAGATAAGCAAATTGAAAGGACTTTTGGTAACGAGACACCCGCCATCGAGGTTATTCGAGGCGTCGCAGAGGCTTTTGGCCTTCCCCTGCTTGTGTATGGTGACTTTTCCGATCAGCAGCCTTACATGTTCGGTTACTCTGCCACTGGTGATGTGAAGTCAGAAATGAACTCACTAGCGTATACCCATGGTTTTGCATGGCAGATAGAAAACCGAAAAACGGTTATAATAAAGAACGGAGAGGCTAGGACGGAAGATGTCACAACCTATGATCCCAACGAACTTTTGATAGGCGGAACAGAGGTTACTGACATAGGCGCAAACATCGTCGTTAATCTAAACCCACAACTAACCCCTTATACCTTTGTTGACATCAATTCATCATCACCACGAGCCAATTACTCTGGTGTATACGAAAGAACTGTCAGTGTTAAGCAAGGCCGATACAGAACATACCAGATCACCCATACGGGAGATTTCGAAGGAGATACTTGGGAGACTCGCGCTCAATGTCTGAGATAGAAGAAAGGCTAGTAAAGGGTAGTCCTCTGACAAGGCCAATACAGATCGGCGTTGACTCTTACATGAGGACAAAGTTTTTCTGTATTCCAGGACACGTACTGGACTTTGACCCAGATCGACAAATGGCATCTATTCAGATTGGCATTGAAAAGTCTACGCCTGAAGGGTTTGTTACCCATAGCGAAATCATAAATGTTCCGGTTGCTTTTGATGGTGACTCAGTTGTTTTTGGTCACAGCATTGAGCCAGGATGCGAGGGGCTAATCCACTTCTCTCAGCGCGGCGTTGATAACTGGATGAACACAGGTGGCACTGCCCCGCCAAGCACCCTCAGGAAGTTCGACAAATCTGACGCATTCTTTTCGCCTTCATATCGATCAATCCCTAACGCCATCAAGGGGTTTAAGAACGATGGCGCATGGATGATGACGAAAGACGGTTCAAGCTGGTTTCACCTGAAATCAGACGGAAGTATCGACGTAAAGACCACATCAACAAGCTGGAAGACCGGAGCATTCAACATTACAGCATCCTCTCTTGACGTGACCGCTCCAACTTCGACATTTAACGGGGATGTAACGGTGACCGGAACAATCAAGGCGGCAGTGGTTAACGCACTAACAAGCTTGTTGATTGCAGGGCTTGAGATGCTTGGTCATAAACACGGCGGCGTTTCTCGCGGCGATAAAACAACGGATGGTCCACAATGATCAGAAACCAGATAAACGGCAGAATAGTCACCAGTGGCGAGCAATTTCTATATGACCAAGAGTCAATTTCAAAATCCGTTGTTAGGAGGATAAAGACGTTTTACGGTGAGGTCTTTCTGAATCGCGAGGATGGAACCAAGATCATGAGTGTGGTTTTGGGTCGCGTTTCGGAAGTCGAGAGAGAGCAGGAATTGCGCCGCCGAATTCTTGAGGTTGATGGTGTTTTTGCAATTACACAAATGAGCCTAACTATCGACGACAAAAGAAAAGTCTCTGTAGGTGTTACAATAGCAACACCATTTGGGCAATCTGACATAGTGGAGTCATTCTAGTGGCAGAAATCACAGAGAGCGGATTTACCGGTAAAACGCTCATACAGTACAAGACCAGTATTGAGCAAAAATACCTTTCCATTGATAGCGCATGGAACATTTCTGCGGAATCTATAGATGGCTCTGCCATTGCAATTAATGCAGAGATGCTTGCCAACCTTGACGATCAGATTGGCCTTGCTTACTCATCCTGCGACCCTGATACGGCAGTTGGTCAGGCGATGGTTAACATTGCAAACATCTCAGACGTACCAAGAAAGCTTGGAGCCTACTCCACAGCACAAATCACACTTGGCGGCGTTGCAGGGACTGTGGTAACTGCTGGCTCACGCGTTAGAAATAAGGTTACAGGAACTCTATGGGAAATAAAGCAGCTTGCAATCATCCCATCAACGGTTACAGCAACGGCAATTGAGAGGGGAGCCGTTACAGCAGGCCCAGGAGATCTATCAGTAATCGCAACCCCAATCGGCGGCTGGCAATCAGTGACAAACGCCAGCGCAGCCGTGCTTGGTCGCGACGATGAATCAATAGCACAGCTTCGTGTTCGTCGTCAAAACTCTGTATCAAAGCCGGGAAGCGGACAGAGAGAAAACGTTTACGGCGAGGTGGCAAGCCTTGACGGAATCACACACCTATTTGTCGATGAGAATTTTGAAAATTCTACAGATGCAAATGGATTATTTGGCAATAGCCTTTTTGTGTGCGTTGCTGGCGGTGATGACAATGAAATAGCGCAGGCCATTCTAGTTAAGAAGGGACAGGGGTGTGGACTAAATAAGGGTAATTCAACATTTAAAAATGAGGTCAACATTGACGAGGAAAAAAAAAAAAAAA